ATGAGTAAAAATGCTCTTGGATGTCCATTGAGTATGTCGTACCGTACACCTGGTCACCTCACGTGTTGAGGAGGATGTTGGAATAATACACTGCTTCATCGGTTGGCGTGAGTTTGCGCTCACGTCCAATGATGTTCCACTGAAGAGGAGGGATCACAAGGTTTGTTTGACTCGATAAGAACTGATAATTTGAGGCTTGATTGTCAGAGGCACTCAAAATAAGACCTTGAGCGGCACGGTTTGCCGTAAAGACGTTCCACATGCGTATGATTGTGATACCAGGTCCAACGATAAGATCGGGATAACCCCCAATCGTACGGTCAACCATAGTTAGGTTGCCTACAAGGCTTGACGGTGAGGCGGCAGGGTTTCCGGCTAGTCCTGCAAAGGTCGGGCTTGTACCTGCTCCTTCTGTAGCTGTCTGTGATGGATCCGCATAATATCTACGCTTCTCCCGGTAAAGTACCTGGAAGGGTAGTCCAAGACCGAGTTCGGTAACGTCTGCATTACCAGAACCGAATCCTGCCGCATCAAAGAGACGTGGATCAATACCTTGGTTACTACTGAGGTCCATCTTACCTAGTACCATCATGAAGGTCTCTTCAATACCAACAGGAGGGGCATTGAACATCAAAGAAGGGAATGGGCTCTCGTAAAGTCGTTGTACGTTGATAATAAGGTCATCAATTCCTGTTCCATTTTCCAATAAATCTCGTAGATCGACATATTGGAACGACATAAAACGAGCATTTCCCACGAGGTTTTCATCAGGGGCTCCGGGGTTCGATACGTAGAGTTGGTCGTTAAATCGAGCAACTCCCATGTAATTGCCTGCCGCCGTATTTGGAACAACAGCGGCTCCGACCAAAGCGGCCGGTTGACCAGGGTCAATGAGACCGCTCGTATAGGAATAGGAAGCAAATTGGCCTTGGAGCATACGTTGTTTTGACATTTTTTCACTTCCTTGATCTCTTCAGACTACGTGAGTGCTTACGCCACTCGACGCCGATGCGCTTCATCACTACCGGAGCGACTAACTTTCGGTTTTTACCTCGACCCGTGTAACTACCTCGAAGGGCAGTTTTGTTTCGCTTAACGTAGTTGAACACACGTCGCACATAGGCGGTGTATGCTTCTCGCTTCTTTGGTTTTGGTAAAGGCACTATTCCACCTCAGTTCAATGAGTTGGTAAGTGCAAGGGCCATGTAGTCAGATGCGGAGAGTTTGCTGATCTTGCCGGTGATGCGAATATACAAATCAACATCGACACCGCCTGTAAGCCGGTCTGCACGTACTTGGAGTTGTCCTCCTGGTACATATCGGATCTGTGCAACGTCACCAAGTGATAGGGACTCTTGGTCGAAGCCATTAGGGACGTCAACGAAGGTCAAGTAGAGCGAGTCATAGTCAGCGTGGTTGATGAACCCGGCCGACAAATCTTGAAGAGCTAGTTGAGCCTGGTAAATCGAGGTGCTTTGGGTAGTCTCAGTTGCGTTAATTCCTATTTCCACTGCCTCGACACCAAACGCTTCCATCTCTGCAACGTTAACGAATGTGTTTAGGTCAATAGTGGCGACGTTTCCAGCGGCATTAGCGGTGATCGTCGAGAATACTTCAAAATCTTTGGTTTTAGCGGAAGCCATGCTATCTCCAGGGCAAGGCGGTGTATAAAGTAAACCGTTTTTTTTCACGGCTGGACTATGCGAACCCCCAAGGATTCCCATCTTCTATACCTCACCGGAGGGGATCGGGAATACACGCATAGCGGGTGTCCCTATCCCACCCCCACCCACCCTACCTAAGTTAGTACCACCTACATAGGTGTTTAGTCCCCGAAGGGGTGCGTCAATAAGTAAGTATATACCCTACCACTACTTCGGAGAGGTTGATGAAGGTGCAAAAAATCATCAGTTTGGACCCCCAAACTGCAAAAATAGCGGGGAGAATCAAGAACTTTAGTGCATGGGTTCGCATGTCACTATACGCCTTTGACCAGGAGAACGACGTCGCCAGCGAGGTAGAACGTCGCATGCGTTGGTCCCAAGCGTGTAGGATGGTCGCAACCGCACTTATCGAGCAATCTAAAGCAACCGATCCGGAGTTTAACGGTGATGTTGACACAATTATTGCGAAAGCCATGAATCAAACAACTCTGGAGGAGTTTGAATGATGGCGGAACGAAGATATTACAATGTCCTAACATATTGCTCTCGTCCGAATTGCCTAAACGAGGCCAAATATGCTTTTATTGAAGACGGTTTGCTGTTGTTTAGGTGTCTTCCTTGCAGGAGTGTATCTCTATGATCTACAAAGAACGGTATCATGATGATTGCGCACGTTGTCACGCTGACATTTGGGTGACCTCGGTCGGTTGTTTGGGTGAAAGTTTCTGTGCGACGTGCAGAATCGCCGATGCACTGGAACAATTGGTTGAAATTATCGACGAACACCTGGAGGAACGAGCATGATTTGTGTCAAACATCGATATATTGACCAAATGGGAACGACCCCCTGCCCTGAGTGTGAGCAAGATGAGTGACAAAGTGGCCCTTCCGTGTGCGAAATGCGGTCAGTATTACCCTGGTGATTGTCTTCACGATGGATGTAAAGACGTGACGTGTGGTTGTGACGGCTGTTGTGCGTTAGACAAGGATTGAATGCACGTTTAGTCCGACGATTCCAGCGACACCAACGGCTAAACCTTTGACGACTCGAAGCATTCCTTTGACTTCGATGAGCGTTTGCTCGATGAGAAGCAGTCTTTGCTCAAGTTGATCGAGTCTTTTGTCCTGAAGGTCATCAAGTTCAATCACAAATACTCCTCCTGAACAAATCTTGTGACGTCATACACGTCCTTTGCGAATAAAGCCCATCCGACGTAAGGAATAAACCGGCTCCCAATCTTGCCGACGGTCCTTTTGACGCCTTCCTTTTGGGCTAAATGTTTGAATCCCGACTCAAGAAGACGGAAAGTTGCCTCTTCCAGGAGGCGTCTTCCTTGACCTTTGATTAAATCCTTCACGGGATCGCTGAGTGTTGGCTGTAGAGACTCAGGGATCACCGGTTGAATTGCATCGTTGATGACGTCCGTAACCAAATCAGCAGTCCGAGAAGAAACATATCGTCCACCAACCTCAGCGTATGAGTAAAAATGCTCTTGGATGTCCATTGAGTATGTCGTACCGTACACCTGGTCACCTCACGTGTTGAGGAGGATGTTGGAATAATACACTGCTTCAT